AACCTTTCGCTTTTCGCCGATCAGCTCGGCGTTTTTCGCTTTCAGCAAATCAATCTGAATTGCCAGGTCGTTTTGTTCAGCCACAGGCTGTTGAGCTTCACCCACAGGGTTCATCTCGGTGTTGTCGGACATACAGGGGTCAGGGCTTCAGGCGCTCCACAGGAGCTATTTCAGAGTGTAACTGGCCGGAAGCGACCAACACCATTTGCGTCCCTGTTTATCAAATCCCTCAGCGCAACTTCTGGCCTCGTGCCGCTTCTTACTGCCTTCTGGAATCTTTCCGCACGAATGCTGCCAGCATTGCCACCACCAAAGAACATCTGCTGAGTAGTGCGGTTCGATTGCGCCAAGAAGTCGGCATAGGTTGGCGGCTTGCCATCCTTGCCCTTGATGTCAGTCGAGACCCTATAAAGCTTGCTGCCCTTGACCTTGAGCTTGGTTTTGTACTCTCGGCCAGCTGGTAGATCATCACGCGTTGGCGAGACCTGCAAACCTGCTCGAACGTCCGCAGCCTCTTCAGGGTCAACAGCAACGACCCTGCAGCGGCAGTTGATATGGATCGGCCAAGTTGGTGCATCGCTTCGGTTATCCCAGCGCTGGCCGTCAAGCGGTGCGCATGTCGGGCATGTCTTGCTATCAAGCGCAGCGACCCACTCCCACTGCAACCCGCTTAGCTGTTCTTCATTGGCGCGAAACACCTCCTCGTTAACCTGGCGGTTTGCATCCTGAACCGCAGTGCGTGCGATCGCTCGTTCCTCGGCCAAGACGCGCCGCGTTGCTGTTGGGCCTTGAGTGTTCACATACTCCTCACCATTGCGCGTCGTGGTGCTAATGATGCCTTTGGCAATGTCCTCGGTTGACTGGCCCTCAAGGATGCCGCGCGTCACAACCTTATTGATCACGTCCTGATTGGTTCGCATCCAAGCCGAAACTGGGCTTTCTGGCGTCGCTGAGAACAGGTCAACCACACGCTGATTATTCACCTTCGACTGAAGCGCAACACGCACGCTGTCTTGCACGTTCAAGCCAGGGAAGCCGCGGCCAATAGCCTCAGCAGTCCGAACCTGCGCAGAAGGCACGCTAGCGCCAGAAGCCTCAAGCATCTTCACCGCTTCGGCCGCCATCTGCGGCGCCTCCTCAGCCAACTGCGTCTGTAGCTGATTCAGAAACTGTTGGTTGTAAGGCCCAAGCGCATCCAGAACCCGCGGTTGCAGTTCGCGCCATGCACGTTCACGGAACAGATCACCAGGCGGCGGCAAACTGGCCACCAGATCCTGCACACGCTTCATCGAAGCCAGCAGTTGCGGCTCCAATGCCGCCACCACCTTTGCCTCACGATTGGCCAGTGCAAACGCTTGGCTGATGAACAGTTTCAGTTGCTGCTCGTTCACCGCTTAGCCTGTTCGTAGCCATAGCCTACGCATGACTCGGTACACCTACATCGGCAAACAGCGCTTCCCGATTGAAGAGAAGGAAGCACCTGCGCCTGTAGAGCAGCCCAAGCGCCGCCGCCGCTCAGCCAAAACAGAAGAGCCAACGCTAGAAATCGAGGCTAAAGATGAAGTCGATTGAACTGATTGCAGACTCGGCCATTGGCACGTTCGTTGCGCTGATGGCCGTTGAAGTCTTGGTGAAGCCAATCGCGATCAGGGTTGGCCGCTTCCTAGTGCGCAAGGCGGATCAGCGTTTCACATGGATCCCGGACTGGCTGCATAAAGGGCCCATCGAATAGGCCTAAGACGGCGCGCCATCAGTCGGTATCAGCAACGCAAGGATCACCGCAATGTAAGCATCGACGGCACGTTGCAGATCGTCGCTCACTTTCTGGCATGAAGGGTTTTCGCTTGCAGATGGTTGAAACCTTGCCAGCTTTGCGCATTCGACACCAGCGAACCAGAACACACTGAGTTGAGCGATCATGATTCCGCCAAGCATTATCAAAAGCAGCTGCCGCGCCTTGATCACTGGTTTCGCCTGCTATCAACTATGTGCTCCAAGCCAGAGATGCGCGACTCATGAGCTTGCAACCTGTCGTATATTTCCCGCTTGTTTTGGCGAAGATCAGCGTGAAGATCACCCAGCTTTTCGCTTAAACTCTCAACCGCAACAGTTAATCTTACAACTGCCTCACGCGTCTCGCTATTGCGACGACTGAATGACGTGTAAGACAGGCCGACAAAACTCAGCGACGCGCCAAGACCAGCAGCAAGTACCTCGATCATGGCCCACGCCTTTACCCCTACAGTAACGGTTTTGACGTTTTGCTAGGGCTAAGATTGGCTGCTGCGCTTGGCCTTACGCTTGCGTTGCTTGGCCTCCTCGCGCTTGTTGATGCCTTGATTTAGTGCCGTGCGAGCAATGGCAGCGATTGCAAGCCGTACCTGAACAGAGGCTGAAATGGCTTTAAGGCCTTTGCGTAACAGGCGCTGCCCTGTTTTTCTGCAATAAGCAATCAAGGCTCCTGCACCTTCACCTAGGAACCCTTGACGCTCAAGACGCAAGATAAGAAACGGCAAAAGCAAAAGGCCGATTGAAATCAGAATGGTTCCCATCGTTGCCACGTGATCTTGCCGTATTCATTATGAGCAATCAGCCTTGTCAAGGCAAATGATGGTCATTGTGCTTTTTGACCAGCTTTAAGTTGCGTCGCTCGCGCAGGTGTAAAAAAGCCTCATTGCGGGCAGAGTAACCATACGCACGAGAGATCGCAAACAAGTCACGCTCAAGATCAACTTCGTCTGCCGTCTGCAGATCTTCATACATCCAAGAATGGTTCAGAATGTTGGAGATCAAGCTGATTACATCTGAAACCATTGATGGGCTTTCAAGCAAGTCAGCAAGCGTGACGCCTTCAGCAATCGAGCGGATTTTTTCGGGCATAGGCAAATGCGGCGGGCTTAGGCGTTGAGTCATGATTTGTTTTCACTAAAAAGGCAGAAGCAGTTGGCACTCAAGATTCTTCTGGATCTACACATCGGTAGTAGCCGCGCCTGGCGGCTCTTTCTATAGGGGCATTGTGCCATTTAGAGAAAATGCTTTGCACTTGTGATTCAAAACGAGTCATCGGATTGCTCGCCTTGCCTTGTGGCATCGGCTCTTTGTCGTATGCGGTGAGCTCTGTCTTCAGCTTCAAGAATGAGGTTAGTGTGGCTATGTGAAACTCATCGCCAGAACAAAAAGATCTGAAATCTTCAAGGTTTGCAAGGATGAGAGCCCTGATGTCGCCGATGGTGTGAAAATCACGCATGCGGCTATTTTGATGATCTAGCTGCGCGTGATGCGCGATTCGATCATCAATGAGCTGGCTGATGAAGTTGATCTGATCTTGAGTGAACATGGCTTGAATGGCTGAGTGCTGCGGAAGGCCCCGAAGGGCCCGGTGGCGGCGGTGAGCGTTAGGCGGCGACCCAGCCAGATGCGATGCGGTCGCGGTACATGTTGCGGGCATTGCCGAGGAAGTGATGGCCCTCCCAGATGGCGTACCAGCCGCCATTGGCTGCTGTTACCCAGCGAGTGACGCGGACCGCTTTCGGATTATTCGCATCAGCGGACTGGGGCGCAAACTCCCAGCGCTCAGCGCCGTACTTAGCAGTGGTGCCGGTGATGGTAAAGCTCATGAATGGTGAGTGTTGAGTGGTTGCCGGGCCAACCGGCGATGCAGGCTTAGTCAGGCCCTGTTGCGCTCGGGTTTAACGGCCTCGTGTGCGCTGTTCGGCCGACGGTTGAGTTTTACGAGTGGGCCGCTCCCCTCGTACCAACTATTATGGCATGCCACAGGCGGATCGTCAACGCCCCGAGCGGCGCGCTGTCGCCTGGCTTACGCCAAGCCGCACAGGTCAATCGTCTGCATCGGCTTCGACCTCAACCACCTCCTCGCCTTGTTGCGGCAACATCGAAACCATCATGCCGCCGCCACGCTCCTGCTCGGTCAGTTCAATCTCCCGCTCAATGTCGATCTCTGGCAGAACCTCGCCTTTCTTGAGCATCTCAAGCAAGGTCTGATGGGTGATCGCGCCATTGCTCCAGAGTTGCATGTACTGCTGGATCTGGCCCGAATCTAGAACCTGCAGATCAAAATCTCGATCAAGCATCACCTCAGGCGCTTCGATGCCGATATAGGCGCCTGCCATGTCCATCGCCATCTGCAAAGAGTGCTGCAGGTTCTTGCTCACAATGGCGATAAGGCTGTCAGAGTCTGTACGCGAAAGGCGCTTACTCTCGGCCGTTTCGCCCGCCACCTTCTGCGCAAACAACGTGCTGATGCCAAGGTTGGACATCTGAGACTCAAGCTGGCTGATGAATGACTGCTGAGCGTCAAACGCCGAGCTAGCCGGTTCCACATAGCGGCCATCCCCCTCAGGCGGCAACATGATCAGGCTGTTGGCCGACAAGCCGACCGGGCCAGATTCATCGAAGCCCTTGAGCATCAGAATCGGCAACGCAGCAACGTGCAAGCTATGGCACAAATCGGCCACCCTTTGCGCGTGGCTGATGTTTAGGTTGGCGATAGGCAGCAATGGTGGCTTGCTAATGAACTCAGAGACCTTCTGGCTGTAGACCGGAGCAAGCGGGATCATCCCAAGGCTGCTCTCGCCTTCCTGATAGATCACCCAGCCTTCATCATCATTGCCGCGGCGGTACACACGCCAGCGGCCAGCCTCAAGCACTCGCACCTGGCGCACAAGCTCATCGCCAAACTGACCGAGCGGTTCGCTCACCACCTCATTGATCCGCACCATGGTGATCGGTGCGATTGGGCTGTCGCCATCCTTTCGCCAACCAAGGATCTGCTTGGCGTCAACGTGGATGAAGTAAGGCCGCAGACCAAGCATCCGCTCTGCAGCCAAGTTTGGTGCAGGCTCAGTGCTTGGGTAGTCAACCATCGTTGCAGCGTGGCCATAAAGCAGGCTGCTGATCACGAGACGGCGCGCGTAATCGTCGATCGTGGTGCCATACCCGTCAACGTTCTTGGCAAAGTCCTGCCAAAACGGGTCAACCTCGCCAGCCTCATCCTTGCTCACCAGCTGGATTGGCTTCCGCAGCAGTAGACCAGCCGCCTGCTCAGCAATGCGAGTGGTGAATGGCGAAAGCGTCGCGTGATAAATCCGCCGCCGCCATGTCTCCTCATCTTCCTCTGGCTCTCGCGGAATGTAGGTGTCCGCGTGCAACCGCAATGCTTGCGTACCACCGACGCATACATCAATCGGGAACCACTGCTGGCTCATCTCTAGAACCGGACCCGCCAGCCAACTCGGATCATCGCCAGGGTTACGCTCAAGCGTCGGGTCAAGAGGCTCTTGGCCGTTGAACACACCTGACGGATACGGATGGTGGGTCACTTCTTGCCCAGACTGCGCTTTAGGCCAGTCTACGTTTCAGGCACCGCCAAACTGGGGCAAGCATTATTCACAGCGATGAATGATTGGCACACTGCTCGTGAGTTTGCTGTTGAAGCAGCTAAGCGAGAAATCATGCGCTGCGATGACGTAGAGAAACTTCGGTATCTCTGCTTCAACCTAATGCTTCAAACTGAAGCACTCAAGGAGATGGTTGGCGACATGCTGCTTAATGGCTAGCGCAATCTGCGCCTGCCAAGCATCTTGCTTTTCTCGCTGATGCGCCTTTGGATCTGAGCGCGATCACCGCTTGCTGTCTGCCATGGCTTCACTTGGTTGAACGCGCCAAGGATCAGGTAGCCAAGGCCATCAGTCCAGTGCTCGATACCTGCCGACTTGTCGATCACGTAATCCTGGGTGCCTTCTTTGTACGTGACGTTCTTGAGCGCCTTGATCGTGTGCTTACAACGCGGATGGATAAATAGACGGATCTGACCGTCAGCCGTCTTCACCATCCAGTTGGTGCTATTGATCTTGTCTTTTACGGCCCAAGGATGCTTGGGGCTGATGCACTGGAAGCCATAGCGGCGGATGATGCCGTGGTCCGTTTCACCTGCTGCGCTGGTCTTACGCGCTGATCCTGTCGGGTCTGGGTAGGCGACGATATGGCGACCGGGGAATCTTGCCTTGAGCATGGCGCACACCTCATCGGTGTTTGACTGCTTCACAGTGATCTCATCCCAGACATGCAGAGTGTCACCGACACGACTGCCCAGAACGCCAGCCATGACACCAACGTTAAAGTCAGTTCCCCAGTAGATTTCTCCGCCGATGTCTTTGACTTCTGCTGAGATGTTGTCGTCGCTGAAGTCGGGGTAGACACGACCCGAAAGCGTCTCGAAAGAGGCTAGGTATTCCTGGCGGAATGTGCGATCGTCGAGTGTGCGCTTGGCCGCGGCCACCTCTTCTGGGTGGACATTGCCACCTTCGATAG